CTCCGGGCTACGGAACAGCCCGAAAGACATGCCGTTGTCAGGGAGCCAATTCATGCTTGAATCGATCCTCCAACCCGGCAGGAACCCCAGGACTGAGTGCCCTGTGAGATCCGACTCGTCGACGTTCCATCCGACCTCGATGGATGTCCCTGAAGTGTCAGAGATGTGGATGCGACCTCTGAAATGACCCGCCGCACCTGAAGCACCAGCGGTGTCGATTGCATCCTGAATGGATACCGCCACCTCTTCTGCGGAGAAGGAACCTTCCCCAAGTGGGTTCGATGCCCACGCCACGAGTGAGCCTCCGATGGAGAACCTGATGACATCGGCCCCAGTGAGATCAAAGGGCTCTGCCAGCCTCGACCAAAGCTTCGTCTCATCGGAATATACACACGGCATCATTTGGGATTGGATGAAGTACGCACCGGAATCGGTGATCCCACGATGGCGAAAAGCGGCCATCGACGATCCGGACGGTCCCGAGGACGTCTCCATCTTCGCGATCTGCGCATCGGTCTTGGGGATTTTGAATCGGAGGTTGTGGTTCAACTCGTCTTCGTACTCGCGCACGTCTGTGTTGGCGAAGGCGTACGTCCCATCTTCTTCAGTAGAGACAGCAAAGACGAACGAGTCACCGACCCCCTCCACAGCGCGCGCCAGCCCGCATCCGTTGGGCCTGGTCTCTGGGTCAGGGGTACTGACAGGAAAGGTGCCGGTGTTGTCGGGGACGTGGAGGATCCCTGACTTACCGGGGAAAGGCAATGTCTCCGCACGAGGAACATAAGTGTCCCCGAACAGGGGAATGGTTTCCGGATTCCCGTCGAACGGGGTCCCGCCACTGTCCTCGAGGGCGACCGGCTCCTTGATGGGAACGGGTTGCATCGTCATCGACACACCGTCGTAGTAGATGCGAGCCGCGAGGTAGGGGAGCTCGTAGTCGGCAACGTCAGGCGGGATGTTCGCAGTAGATGAACCAGGCGTGGCGCGGTCCATGTCCGCTTGGCTGAGGACCACCTTTCCTGTGGTCATAGACCAAGCGAATGTGCTTGCCGACAGGGATGCGGCGGTCGGCAACGCCGCGTCATTCGCGTAGGCTGTGGGCGCGAGATGCTTCCGCCACCCGTACCGAAGGAAAGGCCGATCAGTGGGCCCCGGGATCGGTGACAGCACGATGGTGGAGGTGGAAGCCTCGTCCAACCTCCCCATGTCCCCATCGGCGCTTGGTATGAAGGTCTCGGGGTTGTACCAAACGGTCAACCCGGTTTTCCCCTCGACGATGCCGCCCGGGTTGGGGTTGAACTGAAGGATGCCGTTGGTGAATCCCACCACCGCATCGGGGGCCGTCCCGGAAAAAGGGTACTCTGCCGCGGCCTCAGAATCGGACACCACCAACGTCAATATGGGGATCGCCGTTGAATCAGCTTCCAGCCCCACCCTGAGGAGGGCATATCCATCCGGCTCGGAAGGATCGCCAGGGAGGTAGGTGGAGCCGTCTGCCTCGAAACGGGTGGGTTTCGGCGACAAGGTAAAGGATTCGTCCGGTTCGAGGATGCCCAGTTCCCGAGGAGGAGACCCTTGGAAGGGTTCCCAACGCTGGGTCTTGCCGTTCCATCCGAAACGAGCAGTACGCGCATCGTTGCGGCTCCACCAGAATCGAATCCCGTCCACGGCGTACCAGACGATCACAACCGAGTCCCCACGGTCCTCCGAGAATCCTCCGTTCAATGCGGTCAACGCCGCTGCCCGGAGCACGAGCAGCGCGGAGGGCGAGTCGAAATCGAAATCCCCGGCGAGCTTCGTGAACACGAATTCTTCGCCCGTCTCCCCGTTGACGATCGCAATGGACGCGACATCGCGTATGTTGCGGCCGCCTATGTCCTGGATGATGAAGGTCGAGGTCCCATCCCACCACTGGTTGTATCCACCTATGATGTCCAAAGACCCAGAAACCGGAGTCGCGTCGTACCCGTAGATTTGGAACTCGGCACCGCCGGTTCCGGTGGCCAGATTCCCGGTCGTGGCACCCCAAATGCAGAACTCGTCGATGGTCCGATCAGGACGGTCCAAGACGGCAGCGCGATACATGTCGGAGCACACCCCGACCGGATCTGTGGTGCTCAGATCGTAACCGTAATTCTGAGGAAGGCAGTGGTCGCGATCCACGCCAGACGTGGCCTCGCCCGTCGAACGTGCGTTGCCCGTAGCGACCTTCGCTGGCCGGAGCACATAGCCATCCAGATAGAAACCCACCGCACACCCTCACAGAATGGAACAGACACTCCCACCTGTACCCGGCAAGGGACCTGTGGGACCGGTTACGGCCCCTCCACCGCTACCCGTCATAAGTATTGAGCAGGTACCGATCGTGATGGCGGTCGCCATCCGGATGGCGCTCGGGCCGATGAGGCCCTTGCCCGCAAAGCTCCCCACCAGAACCGGGAACAACGTGGCGGGGTTGGCGAACACCACTTTCCCCACATCCGCACCGACCCCGACACCGACCGATGCCCCTTTGTAGGTTCCGGTGGCATTGAGGTTGTTGGCGAGACCGACGGCGATGGCGCTCGCGACTTTCGCCGCAGTAGGCCCCACCATCCCGACCCCGGCGAAAGCCCCCACCATTCCGGGCACAAGGGGGGCGACGAAGATCTTCCCGTTGACGGTCCCGCCCCCGAGGGTGCCGTTCACGCTGCCGACCCAGAGGGTGGCGGCGGGACCCAGCTTCAACCAGGTGGCTATGCCCCCACCGGTGGCCGCGGCCACCTTGAACCACGTCGGACCTTTCAAGGGCGGACCCGCAGCGATGATGGATCCCGCAAGGACCCCTCCGATGGTAGGCATCAGGGCGCCGTCCTGAATGTCGGGCAACCAATAAGCCCCGCTGCGATGAGGGGGGTTCCCGTCAGGGGGTCGATGCAGGTGTCCGATACGACACCCCCGAACGGGGGGGCGGCGATCGATGTGTACGCCGCCTTCATGGTGATACGTGCCCCCTTCACAGCGACCCCCATACCGCCTACAATCGATGCACTGCCCGCGGTGGCCTTCATAGTGACCCCGGCGAGGGGGATTGCGGATTCCATCGTGCCCCCGAGAAGCCCGACACTAATCCCGTTGTTGGTTCGTGGAGGCCCTGTCTGCATCTCGCAAGAGGCACCCGGTCCGATCTCTACGAGAGACCCGGGGCTCATGCATTCCATCCCGATGCCTCCTATCTTGGCCAAAGTAGAACGTCTACCGAGCAGAAGCTTCTCCTCGAGACCCCCGTACTTGATGCCGGTCTTGGACACCGCGCCGCCCAGACAACCGGTGGCGGGGGTTCCGGTGATGGCCACCTCTAACAAGGCACCCTTGGAAGGTTTCCCGGGTCCCCCGTAGGTGTGGTTTGCCCCTTCAGTGACCGTCTTGGACTCCCTACCGGTGGTCTTGGTGGAGGTGTCGCAGTCCACGTAGTGACCACCGGAAGACACTTGCCTGATGGTTGAGGCGTTGTCCATGATGATCTCAGGCGAACGGAGGAAGCACTTGCCGTTAGGAAACTCCAGCAGCCCGTCCACCGCCCCCTTGATCAGCACCGAAGCCTGCGGTTCCCCAGAAGCGGCTACGGCGGCATCGGGATCAGCAGGGGGAGCACTGTTGCCACTCTCGTTGATCGCCGCACCGCCGTAGAGCTTGAGCCCCCCGTTCACGGCCTCAGCGGAGAACCCGATGCCGGAAGTCGGCGGAGTGAGCCCCTCGTTCCGGAAGGAGATGGCGCCTTCTGCCTCGATCGCGAAAGATTGGTTCTCCGGGCCCGCTCCGAGGTGGATCTTCTTGCCGGTCTGGTAGTGTTCCTGTGCGGTTTCCGATCCTTTGCCTGGGAAGTAGGACTTCAGGGCACCGCCCTTAGTGATGCCCCAGAAGGCCGGTGTGGCTGAGGGATCATCGGGGTTTCGAACACGGATCATGAAGGCAAGCTGATCCGTCAGGTCAGATCCGAGGGCGGATGCGACCTTGGTAACCTTGGGAGCGAACGCCCCATCCTTGTAGATTTCCGCTTTCAACGGCATCCCGTACTGAGCGCGCGCGCCGATCGGGTCGTTACCAACCACGGTGCCCATAACGAGCTCGACGAATGGCACATTGGTCGACGTGTTGAGCGCGTTGCCTGACGTGGGGGGTGCCGGCGGCATGCGATCCACATCGATGCCATCCGTCTGCTCCGTGACGGGCAACGTGCCGTCTGACGTGTGGGCGACTTCGATGCGGTATTCTGTGAAGGTGGGAACATCCCCGAGCATCGAATTGAACGCCACGGATCCCCCGGCGGCGATGTCTTGGGAGATGCGGTACAGAGGCTTGCCTCCGTAGACGGCATTGGGCGCCGACTTGCTGTCGTACCGTCCCCCGTGTTGATCCACAAAGAGGCCCCGTTGGAGCAAGTCGAAAGGATCGAGACCGCCATCGATGTTTTCTGGTCCGAGGGCGTCACCGCTCTCGCCATCCCTTGCGAACACGGCTTCCGGGGTCAGCCATCCCTTCGGGGAGGCCGCGTCCGACTCGAAGTCCATATAGCCCACGGGCGCCCCCTCCTCGTCCGTCTGCCCCATGGACGCCCAGTTCCGTCCGTCCGAAAACATCTGGGTGGGGAGGAGGCACGCCTCCCGCTGCACCATCCCTCCGTAGATGCGGAACCCGGCGCCCGCATGGTACTGCTGGAGTGTTCGCACGATCAGGGCCTGATCCTGATCGCGCAGGATCACCTCGTTGCCTCGTCGGTTCACGAGGGTGGCCGACTCATCAAGGATGAGGTCGGCACCCTGAGATGAGGACACGCACGCATTGCCCGGAGCGAAGTTGTGTAGTTTGTGGCGTCGACGCTTGAACAACACGATCCAACCCACGATATAGGGGGACTTGGTGCGACCAGACTCCTTGGGGGCGAACCCGATGATGCAGTTGTCGTTGAGGTCCGGCAGGACACCGCAGAAGCTGCGTGCGCCCGCACTTCCGAACGTGAGGGGGACGTTCTTGTAGGGGGTCATCGCCCCTGTGAGGGTGATGAGGTCGACGGTCATCCGCTTCGGGTCGAGCCGCTGGACAGACGCGAGCCTGAGCAGGGCATCCGTACCAGAACCGGAGCTCGCATCTGTGGAGCTCTTGATAGCGGGTTCTGTGAGGTCTTGAACAACACGCCCTTGCGGGACGGCGTTGAAAATCGGTTCGGTCATAGCTACTCCCTTTAGAGTGGGTTCTCAATCTTCGCCCTGCTGACCAGAAGAGGTTTCCGCAAAAGCTTCTTCTGTCGCCTGGGAAAGGGCATCGCTCGAGAATGGGTTCTCGAAATCCTCCCCGACGCCCTCAAACGCTGTACCCGCTTCGCTGAAGAGTGCGGCGTAGTCGCTCCCCATCTTCTGGAAGCGTTCCCCCATCGATGTGTACTCCGTATCGTACACTTCTCCCGCCATGGCCTCCCTCGAGAGCTCCCACGGGACGAGGCGGTTCTGGACCTCACTCTCCAGGAACGTCTGGACGGCCTCATTGGACTCGAGCTGAGCATACTCGCCCGAGAAGGCCTGCATGAAGAACATGGCCTCAGCACCTTTGCACTGGCAGATCTCCGCTGTGCCCGGGTCGATGTTTGCGAGCTCCTGAGGGGCGTTTGCCGCAAGGGTGCTCTGCCCGCGGTCCTGGCTGTCAATGGGGGTGCCAGACACCTTGGCCCCAGATCCGGAACTATCCGGATCGAGGGGCGGAGGGGTCGCGGTCTTGATCACCCCGTCTGACACCACAAGGCCTTCAGCGGCTATGGCCCGCTCGATGTCCTCCCTGGCCTGCACAGCGGCAGCCCCGCCGCCGACTGCGGCCCCGGCGGCCTCGAACGAGGCCTCGGGATCCCCTGTGTCCTCCAATGTTTTGAGAAACGCCTCGATGGCGATGAGGGTCGTGAGGCTCGTGGTGTCCCCCGTACCTCCCACCACGGTGCCATCTGGACCGGCGGTTTGGAGCAGTTTCGCGTAGGAAGCCACGTTGAGACCGCGACCGTAGGGGAACGATCCGTACACCTCGAACCCCTCCCTATCGGACACTGGGAACACGGGCGACACCATCGACACCGTCGAGGAGGAATCCCAATTCACCTTGATCATCTGTGTATCCCCGTCATAGGCCGGGGGCATCGCCTGTCCGTCTGCCACCGCCGAGACAAACGCATCCCTGGCGCGGTACAGCGGATCGGTGGCATCCAACGAGGGGGTGTATGTGCCCCCTTCCGTGCTCCTACTACGATTGGCCTTCAACGCCTTGCACGCGATGTCGAATGTGCCGTGTGTCCAGTCGTAGAGCGTCGAGGCGAGGACCCCCGCCCCCTTCTTGATGGCCTCCTGATCACCGTCCAACCCATAAAAATCTGCCGCAGTCATCACCTCCGCACCTCCCCCAGCGGCGACTCTGGACTTTTCGCGACGCCCCAGAATGCTCCCGTTGAGGGTGATTTCAGGGTCGGAGTGAGCCCCGCTCAACACGGTGTACTTGGACTGCGCCGACACCGCCTCATCGTTAGGCGGGATCTTCAGGTCATTGGCGAGGGTGCCGATCTCCCCGGCGATCTCTAAGAACTTGTCCTTGAACCTGGCATGGATCGACTCGTTCGGGGCCACGTTGCCGGCAGCGACCTCCAAGGAAACCCTAAAGACAGCCTCGATGTTCGAGTTGATCTGGAGGTTGTAGCCGTAGCCTTTCCCAGCGACCGTCTTGATGAGCGTGAGGTTGGCGGTGGTCTCGTGGTGGGCGAAGGTGACGAACCTGATCGCGGAAGTCTGAACGGTCGTCACAGAAGTGGCCGTTTCCGAGTCCAACTTCGTGATCTGGATCCCCTTGCTCGGGGTGCCCTCCACGAGTTCGACGCCGTCCGATACCGCCGTGCTGAACATCATGGCCTTCACCGGGTCATCGATGGAAGGAGCGGGGGAGACCACATCCCCCTCATTGCTGGACTGATCCACGTGGATCAGTTTCTGACCCTGATGGATCGGATCGGGATGGGAGCAGGAGTAGTAACGGTACTGACCGGTCAGACCGATGCCGGGAGCGACACGGGCCTTCACATCATTCAGGAGCACCAGGTAGTTGATGAGGTCTTCCTGATCCGGTGCCGGCTGCCTCCGCTGCACCTCGGCGATGATCTGCCCCAACGTGCTGTTGGGAAGCGGTATGGAATCATCCCTTAGGGCTTCTGCCACGTCGGTCCACTCGGTCTCGATTTGCTGGGCGGTGAACTGTGCGGATGCTCCGGGATTCTCGTTACTGGTGCGGATGGCCCACGGACCCTCCGATTCGGGCGCGGAGTGGCCGCCCACCCCGACGTTCTCGATCACCCCGTAGGACAGGGCAGCCTGCAAGACAGCCTCCCAAGACCCAGATGTCGCCACATTGAGCATCGTCCGAGTGTTGAGGTAATCAGGATCCAGCGCAAGGACGACGTTGGGGAAACCGACGTATCTGGGAGGTCCGTCCTCCCCTCCTGGGGTGGTGAGGGGGGTTGCCGGCAGGTAGGGGTTGCCAAGTTGGATGTTGTCGATGGTGACGGGGCCACCGGAATTGCCTGGGGCGTGGAACTTCGCGCGTTTGGCGGTGCCCGTAATGGAGGTGGTGCATTGGCCGCCGAACTGGAAGCTGTGATTCAGGCTTTCAACATAGTAGTAGGCACCGGCGCTTACGACGTAGACCGGGTAACCAGGACGCAGCTCGACCCGCAGGGGAATGGTGATGTCTGCCGACCTGCGTCCCGCGTTCGTAAGGTCGAGACGGTTTATGCACGAGATGTAGATGGCCATTTGGTTGCTCAAGTAGCCGCACTCGAACGTCGCTTCCCGCCATCCGAAATCAGCGATCAGGCGGTAATCGGCGTACATCCCAGCGACGCCCAGCCAGCCATCGAGCCCGATCCCTTGAAAGTTCCCGATCTGGGAGCCTGTGCCCTTTATGTAAGTCGCCTCCGGCTCCCTATCGGACTCGCTAAGGCTGATGAGGTCCCGATCCTCGATGACGTACACAGGATCGTCCTGGGTGTCGAGGTTGTAGAAGGGGGGCTTGAACACCACATCCCCGTCCACATCCTGATAGAACTCGAAGCCGGTGATCTCGCAGACGGTCTGTGCGATCTCGAGCTTCGTCATGTACTCGGTCTCGAACTCGTTGACCTGCGCCCATTCCCCGAGGTTGTTCTGGAACGCTTGCATCTGCAGGACGTTGACGGTGGCGGGGTTCTCGCTGTCGCTACCCACCGCTGCTATGGCACTCAACGGATTGAACCCGAACAGCCTGGAGTTCTTCTTCATCGATGTGGTGGACTCCATTGGGGTCCGGTCATTAGGGGGTGCCCGGAGGTTCAGGGAGTCATCGGACACTTCCGTTTTGCCGAAGGCTCCAAGATAAGCCTGAGTGAACCCGTTGTAGAGGGCACCGTCCACCCCGTACATCCGAAGGTTGACGTTCCTCGAGTTGAACAGCCGCTCCTGATTGAGCCCGGCCATCTTGGACAATGATTCCCCACTGAAATCCGACACCGAAGCGATGTTGGTCTTCCTGCCCATGGTGAACTCGACGCCGCCAGCGCTACCGAACCCAACCCGGAACAACGAGTAGATGATCGAGTAGGGGCTTGCGGCGGTGAACCTGTGTCCCTTCAAGTAGACTTGCGTGTTCGAGTTGTCCGGACGCGGACCGTACAGGGCGCCGTTGGTTGCGATCTGCAAGTTGCTCCAGAAATGGAGGAAGTCTGAACAGGACATGGAAACGGTGTAGTTGCCCGCGTTGTACTCGTGGGAAACCTCAGTAACCACCCCTCTGAAGACCTGGTAGTAGGGGTAGACCGCCACCTTCGTGGGGTCGAACCCCGCCACATCGCTGCTGAACCCTTCTTCGCCCTTACCGGCGATCCCGGCCATCGGGAAGTACCCACGCATAAAGACGGTGACGAAGAGACCGGTCCGGAGGATGTAGTTGCCGTCGGCCGTGAACGCCTCT